GTCATAACCAGAAACAAGCGCCCCATCGTTTGTTGTTTGCAGTGGCATGATGTTTTCTAAATCATAGTAAGAAATACAAATGCCAGATGGATGAACTCCAGTGTTTTTATTTAACCCTTGTAATTTTTTTGCTATCTTAAAAGCTTTATAATGTTTATCTGCATAAGATCGAAAACTTTCACTCTCTTCATAAGCGTCATCTAACTTAGCAACAATACCAAAGTGTTTTGGAATAGTATCGCTGATTTGATTGACTTCTTGTTCATT